TGTAGAGATGTTGAAGGTAACCAAACAAGATTCCGAATACTGGTATGTGACATTGACCGAAAAGGTCACTATTGCAAACCCGTATTTTTTATTTAGTATGAAGTGCCGACAAACTGACGCATTCAAGAATTTTATTTTGACCGATGTATCAACTGCCAAAGAAAGATACAACAAGTTTTTGTTTGATGAAGGTGCAACCGACAACACAACTTTGGAAGTTGGTGAACACGAATACAGAATCTACGCACAGATTTCATCTAACAACTTGAATCCGTCATTGGCTGATGAGTTGGTTGAAACAGGCATCTTGAAAGTTCTCCCATTGTTAAACAACGAATTATTCTACCAGGTATCGTGAGCGAAAAAATATACACAACGAATCGTGATATGGGTGTTGAACACGAAGTTGATCTCACCAAGAAATTGTTTACCACAAACCGTGATATGGGTTTTGAACGCAATGTGGAATTCAACCAAAAGAACTATGATGTGGATGCGTTGACTGCTTTCTTTTTATTAACTGAAGATTCATTTTTATTACTCCAAGAGGATGGAGGTCGTTTGGTAGAAAGTTATGGCTAACAAGAAAATTTCCCAACTTGATCCGATAGGAACAATTGATGTCAATCAAGACAGCATTCCGATTGTTGACTATTCCGAGAATGTCACCAAACGAACAAACCTTGCCAACATTGGACAAAGGGTATTGGAAGCCAGTACAACCACAAACCTTGCAGAAGGAACAAACCTATATTTCACCAATACAAGAGTTTACACGAAGGTCAAAGCCACTTTGTTGGCTGGTTCAAACACATCCATCATTTTTGATGATACACTCCAAACCATCACCATCGCATCTCAAGGGAATGTTCAATCCGTAAACACAAAGACGGGTGCAGTTGTATTGACAACAACGGACATCAGCGAGGGGACAAACGAGTATTTCACCGCAGCGAGAGTGAGAGCAGTCGTTTTGACTGGTTTGTCATTGGCAACCAATGCCGTGATTTCTGCAACTGATACGGTGTTGAGTGCATTCGGAAAGTTACAAGCACAAATCACCGCAAACCTTTCAACCCTTACATCACACACATCCAACACAAGCAACCCACACGCCACTACAAAAGCACAAGTCGGGTTGAGTGATGTGCCAAATGTAGACACCACAAACGCATCAAACATTGCGAGTGGTACATTGAGTGATTCACGCCTATCATCTGCCGTTACAAAGCAAGGAAACACATTTAACGGAGCATCTCAATTGGTTCAGTTGGACGCATCTGCAAAACTTCCAGCCGTTGACGGTTCTAATTTGACAAACTTAAACATTCCACCATCAACGGGTGGGGACTTATACTTATTTTATAACTACTAAAATGCCAGCAAATACATCACCCATATTCGCACTTGTACCCGAAACGAAGATAGTAACGGTTACGACTGCAACAACCGATAGAACGGGAGCGACTACTACTAACTTGGTAGAACTGTTAACCGCAGGAACTGACGGCACTAAAATTACTCAAATAGGCGCAAAGGTTGCTGGTACAAATACCGCTTGTTTGGTGTTGATTTTTATAACCGATACCGCAGGAGCAAATCCTAAATTATACGATGAATTAGCACTTGACCCAATTACGCCTACTACTTTAATAACATCAGAGCGCCAAGTAACTGCATACTCTGACCTTCAACTAAAAAGCGGTCAAAAAGTATTAGTAGGTACAACCGTTGCACAAGCCGCAGGGGTTAATATTTTTGCAATAAAAGGAGACTACTAATGGCAAATTTTGGTTTGTTTAGAGGATTTAGCGAAAAGTTATTCGAGGGCGAATTGCCTACAAGTTTGGGCAATATTGGAAGTCAAAGCGTATCAGACATTGACCCTGAAGTTTTGGCTTTTTTTGCAAGAGTTGATTCCGCTGGTGGTATTTTGTCTACAACCGAGCAGAATGCCATTGAGGCACTTGTACAACAAATAAAAAACGACGGGATTTGGACGAAGATGAAAGCAATTTATCCCTATGTTGGAGCAAGTGCCGCAGCGTGTGCGCAGAATTTAAAAAGTAGTAGTTTTACGGGAGTATTTTACGGAGGTTGGACTTTTGCGAGTACAGGTGTAACGCCGAACGGCACAAATGCTTATTTTGACACACAATTAAAACCAAGCACGGCACTAACTGCTTTTAATACAAGTATAGGAGTTTACAATAGAATACCAGTAGATGCACCTGCACCTTTTGTGCCTATTGGTATTGCAGACCCAACAAACAACCCTTGTATGTTTTTACGATATTACACAAGTGCTTGGCAATCGTTTCAAAATAGCGAAACGACAAGAGGTCAAATTCAAGTATCTTGGGGAGTAAACTCTTGGTCAGATATTAGAGGTTTTTGGCAAAGTTCAAGAACAACATCACAGTTGCACAAAGTTTTTAGAAATGGAGCAGCGATAGCTACAAGCACACAAACTGAAACTTCAGATATTACACAGTTAAATTTTAATATATATGTTGCTGCTCGCAATCGAAATGTTGGAATTGATGGATTTGACAAGGTTGCCAAAAGTTTTGCGTTTATCGCAGACGGCTTAAACGACACTGAATCTTTGGCATTTTACAACGCAGTTCAAGCATTTCAAACCACACTTTCACGTCAAGTATAATGATAGGATATATTTTAACCGTAGAACAAAAAGAACAAATTCAAGGCAAAGAATTTGCACCTTTTGAGCAATTTAACTGCGTTCAAGACATTAACGATTTTTGGTTTAATTTTATCAGCGACCAGCAAATATCACAAGTAGAGGCATCTCAATACGCTTGGGTTCTCACCTTACCCCAAGCCGAATACATCCCACCACCACCTCCTCCCTTCCCGATCTAAATGAAAAACCTTAATGATACCACCGCAGCCATTGCCACCGCCATCACGGGTTCATCAGCGGTCATCACTTTTGCTCAAATTTATCAACCCCTTGTTACTTTTGGTGTGGGGATTCTTGGTATTATTTCGGGCATTTTGGCTGTTATCTATTGGAGTAAAAAAATTAATCGTATCAAATGACCGTAAAAAAACCATCCGCAAATCCGCTTCCAATTTCGTTTGATCAATTCCGAAAGAATCCCGTTGCTGGGGTTGCTTTCCTTGCATTGGTAGGTGTGAGCTATTTATACTATGATGTCAAGTCATCATACACAGAACAACTTGAAAATTCCAACAAGAAGATTGAAGCGTTGGATTTGAAGATTGATCGTCTTGGATATGCTCTCAAGAAATCCGATTCGGCATTGGCTGCTGCCATCACAGAACTTCGCATCATTAACACCGTCAAAAAATTATGAGGTACTTTGTCATTTTGTTTTGTGTATTCATCGCAGCCATTGAGATTGCTTTTCCAGTTGGGGCAGTTACAACACCCCCGATTGACGAGGTGGAAGCAATGTTGAAAAAGGTTGAATCAAATCTTCGTCAAGCATCGGCAGTTGTCTCCGTAGCAAAAGCCAAAGGAGAAGAAATGGTTGAAGGCAAAGTGCAAGAGAAAGAGCAATTGAAAGAAGCGGTGGTGAATGCTGAAAAGAAAGCCGAAGCCGTGGTTCAACAGATGCAAGTTGTTCAAGACCAAATGGAGGTGTATGCCGTCAAGATGGTAGGTGCTGGATTGGATACCACCACAACACCAATTGAGTTTAAAGGGAAGATCTATGATGCGTATTTGAACTATCTTTCCGAAGGTGGAAAGGAAGAGTTTGACTATTTTAGAATGTACTTATGGGAGCAAAAGTAAACATCACATCATTCCGTTCTAAACCCAAAAACAAACTTGGCAGACATACCAAGCACAAGAACAAACACAAGAGTTCCAAACCATATAAAGGACAAGGCAAATGATAGACAAAATCAAACAAGCGATGAAGGTGAAGAACTACAAGTTCTTTGAATCAGGTGATTACAACTTGAACATCATTGGGATTCGCAATTCGGATACTGGAAGCAAGGTCACAAATGTCTTTGATGACTTGTTAACCGTGAGTTACAAAATCGGTGATGTGTGGCATTTTAAGAAATGGGCTGCGACAACTGATCCAGGCACAAAGGGAGTGAAGGAATTTCACAATGCTCAAGGCGTTGCTCGTCTTGTCCCCGGACAATATCGTGGAAGTCACGCCATCGGATTGCATCAAGGCAAGTACGAAGCATTAAAACAAGCCAAACCCGTCAAGGTTTACAGAGATGCCAATAAGGATATGACCTACGACACCAAGTTAATCACAGAAGGTATCTACGGAATCAACATCCACAAGGCTGGTGCAGATTCAACCTATGTTGAGAATTGGAGTGAGGGTTGTCAGGTGTTCAAAAAGTCAGCAGATTTTGATGAGTTTATGGCTTTAGTCAAGAAGGCTGCCACCTTGCACGGCAATTCATTCACTTACACACTATTAGAAAGCAAAGATTTATGAAAAAATTAATGGAAATTTTCACGGGTGACAAAGGAGAGATGTCATCAAAACGATTCGTGGGCATTATCGGTGCTTTTGTTTTGTTTGCTACAATGGCTCATAATTCTCTCAGCCCTGCTGATATCGTACCTTCTCCAGAGTTGGTGACTGCGGTGGAATTCATCGTGATTGCTTGTCTTGGATTCACATCAATAGACAAGTTCTCAAACAAAAAAGAATGATTGCTATTTAATAGAGATGATATTCCAAAGAATAAATTTTCACGATAACAAACTGCCAGTTTTCAAAGAGAACAAGGCGAAAGGATTCGTGACCTTCGGAGCAGACAATCTCTATCCCGATTTTCTAATTGAACTATTTAACAAAAGCCCAAAACACAATGCAATCGTTTCTGCAAAAGCTTCATATGTGGCTGGAATTGGTACTGAAGTTTACGGACAAAGCACCGAAGACATCGCCAAAATCCAAAACAAACTCAAAAGCATCAACGCCTACGAGACCTACGAGGAACTCAAAGCAAAAGTAGCATACGATGCCGAGTTGTTTAATGGGTTTGCAGTTGAGGTGATTTGGAACAAGGCAAAGACCGCACCTTCGGAATACTATCACATTCCATTCAAAGACATCCGCAAAGGATTAGAGGGTGAGTATGTGTATTGTGCGGACTGGACTGATACCAAAGCGGAGAAAATCCACTATCAACCATACAATCCAATTACTCGTGAATCAAAGCAATTGTATTATTGCCAATTTTACCGCCCCGGACAAGGCGAATATCCCTTGCCTGATTATGTTGGTGCGTTGAAATACATTGAGGTTGACACCGAGATATCCAACTATTATTTGAATAGCATTAAAAACGGATTCACGGCACAAACTCACATCCAGTTATTCAAAGGGATCCCCACACCTGAAGAAGCTCGTGCAACTGCAAGAAGATTCAAAGAGAATTATCAAGGCACGGACAATGCCGGTGGGTTAATTATCCAATACAACGATCCAACGGAAAAGGAATCTGTTATCAACAACCTTCAACCATCGGATTTTGACAAGCAATTTGACTTGTTGAATAAGACCGTACAACAAGAGATATTTGTTGCACACAAGGTCAACTCTCCAATGTTGTTTGGAGTGCGTGTAGAAGGTCAATTGGGTGGAAGAAGTGAATTGATTGAAGCCTATGAGATGTTCCATCACGCCTACATTGAACCCCGTCAACAAAAGATTGATGATACATTTGCTTACTTGCTTGAACCTATCGCATCAGTTCGTTTAGAAACCATCAACAAACCACCAATCGGTTTGGATTATCAGGCTTTGTTTACCGCTGGAGTTATCACAAACGAAGAAGCAAGAAAGGAACTTGGGTTGCCATTGATCACCGATGTGAAGCAATCATCTTTGAACGATGCCATCAATGCTTTGAGTCCGTTGGTTGCAAACAATGTGTTGTCAAATATGACAATTAACGAGAAGCGTCAATTGGCAAATCTGCCACCGATTGCCGGAGGAGATTCATTGCCATCCGCTGCACCCGTTGCCCTATCAAAACAAAATCCCTTTGGCTGGGATGATGAAAGAGACATCAAGGTCTTCCAACAATACGGAGAGAGTGCAGACAACTTTGAAGCCTACAAGTTTGAATTCGTGGATGCCGTTGAAACTGCCATCTTGAATGTGTTAAAAAAGAACAAAGGTCTTCAAGTTGGAGACATTGTAAACATCACTAAACTGGATGCAAAGGTTGTCGCTGATGCCATTGCTAAACTTGCCAAAGCAGAGTTGATCAAATCATACGAAGATGGATTGGAAACAACCCCGAAAGGAGTTGAAGAGGTGAAGAGATTGCAAACCGAAATTGTGGTGCGTTATGGTTATGCTTTAGCCCCTGGAATCAAAGGTGGTTTGCTTATTCCCGGTTCAAGAGATTTTTGCAGACAAATTGTAGGAAGTAATCGTGTGTATAGTCGTGAGGACATTAACGCAATGTCTGCACAACTTGGTTACGATGTATGGAAGAGAAGAG